GTCACCAGTGTCATCATCAATGAATAGTGATGTTGCTTCAACAGAACCATTCTCATATCTTTGCAATAAAAATCCAGGATTTCCAGATTTGCTCCCATCTCTCAATGCCCAAATATCACTTCCCCCATCCTGTAGCCTTATCTCATCATTAAAAAATGCTGTGCTTGTAACATGTAAATTGTCAGTTATATAAACATCTGGTGCACTTATTGAAGATGTTGTTGATAGCTCATTTGAACTGTCAACTGTCCAATCACCATCTAAACCTGAACTATTAATCGTTATTGAACCATTTGATCCGGTTGTAATACTAATTCCACTTCCTGCTATCAAATAAGATGTTCCGTCTCTCAAGTGAGTAAGAGAGCCAGTCAAAGCATCAGATATTACTATCGCTAAACCAGAATCGTCCCCAACTGTCAATGTAGGAGACGAACTTGTTAAGTCTAAATTTGCTTCAATCTCCATGTCACCAGTGTCATCGTCAATGAATAGTGATGTTGCTTCAACAGAACCATTCTCATATCTTTGCAATAAAAATCCAGGATTTCCAAGTTTAGAACCATCACTCAATGACCAAATATCACTTCCTCCATCCTGTAGTCTTACTTCGTCATTAAAAAATGTTGTACTGGAAACATATAAATTATTTAAAACATATAAATCTTGAGTGGATACGTCTCCAGTGAATGTGCTGCCAGAAATTGTTGCAACAATATTATCATTTATTCCCAAAACAACAGTTGAGCCAGCACCATTATCAGTTAAAATAAGTCCAGTACCTTCAGTTAAAACTCTTTCCTGCGATAAATCTCCGTCTGTAGCTAAAGTAACATATTGAACATCATTTGGAGCAAAAGAAGTAACGCTTATTGTTATATCATTAGAACCAGAAGCTACAGTAACATTAGTTCCTGCCGAAATTGAACGAAACTTTAAGTCTACACCAGACTTATAAGAGAATAAACCTTCTCCTGATCCTAAATTAGATGCCGTATTAGCTTCGCCACTAAAACTAGGTCCAGTTGCAGAACCTAAAACACTTAAATTTCCAGAAATTACAGTTGTTGAATCAGAACACTCAGAAATTAATGGACCCTTAACCCGAAGAGTTCCTACACAATTATCAATTCCGATTTGAACTTCAGACTGAGGAAATATTTGTTTTTCAATTTTGCCAGTTTTTTTATTTTTAATAAGCAAATTTGGCAAAAATGCAACATCTTTCTTTTTTATTTTACTTCTGCTTGACATCCATTCATTAAATATGATAGTTTATTCTGATACGATATCAGTATCTGGATAAGATGCTACAGATCTATTTCGCGGAACCCCGTCCTCATACCACAAACTACTCGTAGCTTCAAAGGATGTATTTTGGCTATCTGTATCAAATGGATCGGGTAATGAAAATTTAATTTGAACTGGAGACGGAACAATTGTTCCATTATCCTTAATTGTTTTATAATCTTTTCTCTGTTCTAACATATCTGCTGGCATTCCTCGATAAATATCGTGACGAAAAATTGCCTTAGGAGCTACAGATCTATAACTAAACAACCCCCTCTTAACTCCTCTAGTTATTACATTATAATATGCTGCTTGTCCAAAAGCCGTTCCCTGTCTTTCAGTAATTTCTGTTTGTCCATGAAATTTTGATGAATTTTCATAAAATCCTCTTGAAAATCCATATACAGACTTTCTTAATAGTAGATCTGAAATAAACCCGTTTGTTGGTTCACTAACTAAACTTATATTATTATTCATTTCTACAAACGCATCATCAACTTCGGGATCGGTTGGAGTAGCTTGAGCATTTTTAATTGGATTTCTTCCACGATCAACGTCAGAATATCGAGGCTCAAATGCAGCAGCCCTAAGAAATGTTGTATTAGAACCATCTGAAAAAGCATATTTGATTGCCGGAGGAGAAAACGACAATGCTACTCCGTCAGCTCTAAAGACCTGATCTAATCTTGGCAATAAACAATCATAAATAACTGAATTTTCCTCAGATAATTGAACCCCTCTAAAAAAAGAAGAACCAGATGTAGCTCTTGCTAATTCAGCAGAAGAATTTGCAAATCCAGACAAACTAACAGAAGAACCAGCAACTACCCTATTGGGGATTGTTCCTGTCACTACGTCGTCAATATATGATCCTGAAAATAATGTTCTTGGGTTAAACAGATATTCATCCAAAGAAGGATTAGAAAAAAGAGATTCATGAACAGAAATTGAAGTTAGTGGTTGATTGAGTGTATCGTGATATTCCGACTTATCTTTAATTAAAGATCCATAAATTTTAATTCTAGCAGGACCATTAAATATAAAAGGGTGCCTTGCCGATTGCGCTTCAATATCAGATATCTGTCCACAAAAACAAATAAGAAGTTTATCTTCAGGGCTCAATATATAAGGGGATACTGAAAAATGATCTGAAGTTCCCACTATATTTTCATTTAACGTTGAAAATGTTGTTTTTTGGGATTCAGATCCCATTGTTGATACTGAAGCTATATAATTCCTTCCCGAAACATTTCGATCAACATCAGTGTTATTGAATATATTATTTGCCCCACCGAATTCACTTTTAACAGCATACAAATCAGAATCATCATTTCTTTTTCTATGCCATCCCATAATGTCTGTTATTTTTGGAATTCGAGGAGTAAATTCTAAAGTAAATGTACCTGTAATGCCAGATGATGAATAATTCGTTCCAGAAATCGTTAAATCTCTTTCAAAAAAAGATGCTGGCCTAGCAGTTGATGGGGTGTGATTTATAACCGAAATCAATCCGTACCCCACAAAATCCTTTGACTTTCCAACCGAATGAGTAACAGCATTAGTAACTAAACTAGCACCATTATTTATAGTTTCTTTCATTCCAATTGTAATATTTTTATTAATTTGTGGATTGTTAAATTGATTTAATACATATAGAGAATAAATTTGTTGTGATTCATCTGACGTACCTGTATTCGGCATTGAACAAGAAAATTCAAAAACCATTTTTTCAACTAAAAATGGATGAGATAATGTTCCAGTTAAAGAAAATAATTGAGATGATGTAGCATCAAATTTAGAAGCAAAAGGAAATCCAAAATCTGTAATTGGATATCCAACATTTTGAATAATATTGTCATTATTAGCGATATCAGGTCTAGCAGTAGTAAAAACAGCTAATGGTGCTGTTGCCCTAGGATCTGAACTATCCTCAACATAATTTACGCTACTTCCAGTAGACAAATTTCCTATTGCTTCCCATCTTTTTAAATTAAAATTATAATAAGAAAGTCCAGAGTTTACTTCAGATACGGTTTCTCCTGTGGACCAAAAAATACTGCTACTTTGTTGAGAATTTAACTCTACCGTAAATGACGTTTTACTTCTAAGGGGAGATGTAAAATTTGTACCGATTATATTATGATCCGTTCCTGTTAGATAAAATCTTGATGATTTATTTTGTTCAAATAAACCATCCTCTATAAATGGTCCATTTTGTTGTCCTGGATTATTGAATTCAACAAAATTATCAGCTATGCCCTTTTTTACATTTCCGGGAGTATATATTGTACTACTTAGCTCTGTTTTTAAATATTGTGAAGCAGTTGGTAATGTTGTGGGGTAACTTACAAAATTTGAAGATGTAATAAAATCCACAGTTTTACTATCATCAAAAAAAGAAGAATACTTGCCAGTTCTATTATCGCCAGTTCTAGCTATTGTTGGATAACTTCCTGTTAAATTGTCCCTTTGTCTTAATATTACTCTTGGAGGAAGATTTTTTATTTTAGTCTTTTTTACCATTTATCTCTTAAGTCCTCCAAAAGCTAACGAATCCGTCCCTATAGTTGTATTATTTCTATACGTATATCCTGCTGCTGATGACTTGTATCCTTTGGGTCTAAAATCATTGTCCTTGCTACCCGTCATATCTCTAAGCGCATTATCTACAACACTAACGCTTGTTAATTTATCTGCGTCAGGAGCTCCACTAAACAAAGTTTCAGGTCTACTATCATCAAATGGATGTATTATTTTTGTGTTATCATCCCCCTTTGAGGAAGTAATAAACAATTCTACTGATCCAGCTATTAAATCTCCACGATGACCAACATTATCGGAGAATGGATCTTTTTTTAACGAAGAACTAACAGGAATAAATTGCATAACACTATCAGACCTTAAGAATATATCTTCATTTCCACCCTGTAAAGAAGCTCTTATATTATTCCTAAAGTATGGATAATCAATTGATTCAAATTTTATTGCCTCCCGAATAACTAATGGTTCAATAGCTCCGAATTTGTCTATTTCAGGAGTAGATGACTTAAAATCAACACCAGCATTTTTTGATATTTGCAAATAAAGGGCGGGAGAGAACTTGTCTGAGTCAGAATAAGGGGTTCCTTCACTTTCTATTGTTGGAGGTTGACCAAATACGCTTTGCTCTATTTCGTGAGAAATTGTTCCAGTTATACTGCTTCTCAAATTATTGTCTTTCTGTCCTGAATTTATTCTTAATAATAATCCTGAATATCTTTGTTTGTTTGTTCTTACAGATACTCCTTGTCGAAAATCATCAAAAGCTCTTCGAGAACGAATTAAAGTTCCGGCTGAAGACGTTAAGGTCACCACGCAAGTAGCTACTCCCCATTCGTGATCCCAATAACATCCCCAAACCATACTACTATGCTTCCCCTATTGATGAATTGTCAATAAATTTTATATTTATTACATTTAATACATTAAAAATCATATAAATTACGATCCTGTGGTGTAGTTTACAACACTTCCATGCAATGACAAATTAGTGCTTGCAGTTTCCTGTACTCTAAAATAAATGATATTCACATCTTGACTCTCTCCACTGCTATTATTATCTACAAGAATTCCAATAGTTGACGGCGTAAAACCAATTGAAGTTTCGTTATTTATCGGGCTCCAACCAATTCCATCATCGCTCCAATGTGCTTGCCATAGGCTTCCCTTTTTGATTATACGAAGATAACAACCCGTTAGATTTTTGCTGACACTTGCTTCTGAAGAAAAAGAATTGTAATCCGTCCACACTTGTGCTTTTAGGGAACTAGCGCCACTAGCACGAGATAAAGCAGCTAATCTAATTGGATCTGTTGTTGGATTAGTGCCTAAATCACCACCAATAAAGATTCCACCACTCCAGAATTGACTAGTAATTGAGCCAGAAAAAGTTAGACCAATCTTAGCAACAATTTGGAAATCTCCAGCCGGAATAGAAGATTGATATACGCCAGCTAAACCACTCACTCCGGTAGCCTGTCGTAATGTTAATCCATGAGGATTGCTTGCTATTACCGTTAAATCAGTATCATTATTTAATGTACTCCACTTTGGATTAAGTGTAGTAGAGGTAAATTCATCATCATAAGAAGTACTGGAAGTAGGTGGAGCATCAGTGGTCCAAATAGGTATTGTACCACCCCCCACAACTGTCCAAGCTCCACTATTTCTCTGAAATATAGAAACCCCTGATGACCCATCTTTTTGAAAATAAAAGTCACCATTTGACCCAAAACTATCAAGGGGCATACCATTATTTGCATATAATTTAACATCTATTGCTGTTCCCCCTAAAGATGCAGTCGGGAAAGAACCGACTGATAATGATGCGGTCAAGGTCAAATCTCCACCAAAATCAACATCTTTTTGGTGAAGTAGCTTCCCGTCTGAATTCTGAATTTTGAACAAACTTGATTCTTTAATCGTTCCCGCAATATATCGATCAATTCTAATATCTTCACTTGAATCAAAAATACAATCCCATGATCGGTTTCCGTTAGATAGCATATCCATCCAAGATGCATTACCTGCATCCGATTTCTGAAGCCTATTTATTGGTGATCCACTACCGTTGCCCAACCTAAACGTTGGGCTCGCACTGTTCATCGTAATCGAACCTTCAAAGTTAATAGAACCATCTGTAAGAGAAATATCTATCGTTGTCCCTTGAAATGATCCGTCTCTATAGCGAAACAATCTCAAAGGAGATCCCGCTGAAGCATCTTGTACCAAGGACCATTCCCGGGAACCAGTCGTATGGAATTCAAGAGAAGCATCAGCTCCTCCAGATGCAGGCCCATCAATTATAACCGACGCACCACCAGACCCATCTCCAACCGTAAGCGTAGGAGCAGAAGAAGTTAGGGACAAATCTCCTTCCATTGTAATTGAACCATCAGCCACCAATATCTGTATTGGGTTTCCGTTGAAGTTTCCGTTATCATAATATCTATTAAATTCCAAATTCTCACCAGTGTCAAGATTCATTTGCCATCTACGAATCCCCGCATCGGAGAACTTAATTACTGCCTGTGATCCAGCGGCTTTATCAAGATCGATCTGGGGTTGTCCCGTTCCGTCGCCAACTGTAAATGTTGGAGAAGAAGAAGTAAGAGAAAGGTCATTTCCCAGATCCAAAAGTCCAGTATCAATATCCAAAGTAAGAACTTCATTTTGATCAGTTCCCGAACCATCATATCGATAAAGAATCAAGTCCTCATTAGTATGATTTTGGAATCTCCATCGTACCACTCCAGCATCTTTCCAATCAATTCTGCTAACACTACTTCCAAGCTTATTAATCGAAAAAGTTGGTAATCCAGTACCGTCCCCAAGCGAAATGGATGAAGAAGAAATTAAATTTAAGCTACCAGAGATTCCCAACCCTTGAATCTCAAACCCGCTTTGACCAACCATAATTCCCTTAATTTCTTTTATAATATCATCTATTTCATGCTTATAAATTGCTCCATGTCTTGTGTTTAATTCACTTTTTGAAATTGTTGTTGTGCCATGATCGCTAGATGAGACAAATAATCCATCCGCAACGAAATTCGCATATGTTCCTTTTAATATTTTTGGTGCTACCATTTATTACACTCCAATTACTAAAACCTTTTTATTCCCCCAACAATTTGCTGTAAAAGTATTGTTCCTTGTTGAGAATGTCTTTTTTCTTGTCCTAAGTATTGTTCTAAAAATAAATATCTAAATCTTGGTCTTTCAAGCATGTGACTTTCAACAACAAAATTAACACCATTAAATTTAGATCTATTTGGCAATAAAGCTTCTATAAAAATGCCTATATTTCTATCAAACCACTTAAAAAATTCAAAAAATAACTTTAAATTAACTTTTTCTGTTAGTCTATTAAAATAAATTTTTCTATAATTTTCTAACTTTGGATAATCCTGTTCAAACATTAATTCAGGAGACCCAATTGCCTCATTAAATGAATCTAAAGTTGAAAATATATTTATTATGTCTTGGTCAAGAGAATCTGCTATTGAAAAATCCATAGAAAATCTAACATCGTCTTTAGGCTCTTCAGATGGTTCTATCTCATATAATGGGGCTATACCTGCAAAAATATCATTATTTACAAGACCACTATCTTGATAAGATCTAACCCTTACTTTGTTAGTTGTTGAAGCTTCGTCAAATTTTGGAGAAATATGAGAAAAATAGAATGTTTGTGGAGTAATAACATTAGTTGAAGCTAAAAATCCACTTCCACTTAAGCTCAATCCATTTTGAGAAAAATCAAAAACATTTATCAGCCCTGAAGCATTGCTGGCGGTAGTTGATTGATCAGTTGAGGCATCAATTCTCAACCTGCCAAACGAACCCGATTCTTCAGTTGTAAAGTTAAAATGGACATAAGGATCTTTAACTCCTAAAGACTTGAAATTTCTTACATGTTCTTTCCACTCTGACAACAATAAACCTTTTGACCAAAATCTAATGTGCCCAATAAGACCATCAAAGTCTGTTGTTCTAACTATTGAAGATGTAGCAATTGAGGTATTATTCAAATATAGTCCAGTAGTTGCCGAATTCATGCTTTGACTTCCAAACAACAAAAAAGAACCTTTACTATTATAATTTGAACTAATGTCCTGTAATACATTAAAGGAACCTGTTGATTCTAAGAAAAATTCATTTGTAACATATTCTTCTGCAATCTCTCCACGATCTGATCGTGCTGCTCGAAGAAAATAAGAACTTGAAAGATTTGAAGAAATTCTTGCTGGAGTACTGGCCAAAAAATCTTCTGAATCATCTGATCTAAACCTACCAAAACTAACGTTCCATAAATTTCCATCAAAAATATTTGCTCCTGTCAAAACCATTTCCAACATTTGCCCTGGCGGATCGTTTCCATATATACGAAAATCACTTGATCCTGAAAGGCTTCCTGACTCATGGGCATTTGACAGATATGCCCTTATTTGTGGGCTAGAACCAGATATTGCTATAACGTTAGCAACAATCGAAGGAAATCCCCCAAACCCACCATCGGAACCGGTAGTACATAATCTCATTAGTGATTGTGTAGAAACAACTAGATTGCTTGTAAGTGGGTATCTATAAATTCCCTCATAAGTAAAGCTACCAGAGGTAAACAGTCCATCTGAAGAGTTTGAGGATAGTCCATGAGGATAGCTATTATCATTTACATTTTTTATAATTGGTCCCTGTGGCAGTGGATATCCCGGTTCAACTCTTGAAGAAGACAAAAAAGAACTAGAAAGAACCGTAGAAGAACCAGACATATCAAGCATTGTTGAGACTTCAGTTCTTATCTCTCTTGAATCCACAATACCCTTCCTTGTTGGACCTCCAAATTCGCGAATTCTAAATGTTGCATCTGGATCAATGCCGATAGTTCTAAGGAATGACTTTACACTATGGACTGTACCCTTTGAAGAAATAATATCATTAAGATTTATTAATATTCTTCTCCAAACTTCATTTTGTATTTGTTGCAATGTCTGCTGTGAACTTCCATAATCTACTCCCAAATCATCACCATCAATAAACTGTTCAAGATCAGCACCTGAAAATAAATTCGGTAAATCCACCCCTCTAGCTCTCGCCAATAAAGTCAAAAATTGATCTGGAACAGTATTGTTTTTGTTATAATCAACAGTAAACAATTTAGAAAAGGCATCAGCATATATTTTTAATTCATCCCAAAATTTTGCCCAAACATACAAAAATTCAGATAAAACTTGACCTTCCCCCAATTTTCCTGAACCAGGAATGTTCTGTCCTGTATATGCATCAATAATTGATCCGTCTTCTGTTGAAAAAGCTGAATCGTCTTTTCCTTCTTCAAAATAATGGGGAGGAATTAATTTTGTTATTATGTTTGGATTAAGATCGTCGTACCTACTTGCAGAAGTTAATAAGTCCGAGTTGAAATCAACCGTTGGAGAATAAAGCGGAAACAAAACGGGGCTAAATTCAAGCAATTCTCCTGTCATCGGATTGTTTATTGAACCGGTATTTCTCAATCCAAAACTAAAACCACTTTCACTTATTTTAGAATGTAAAGAATTTCCTGACGAATCAATTACTACCCTATTTGTAGAATCATCAGCACTTACCCCAAGAGTTCCAGATGGTTCATTAAATTTATAATATAATTTAAGTTCTGGTGTTTGGAATATCCCCTTTTTCGCGTGTGACTTTTGCTGATCTATTGTCCTAATATCGTGCCAAACCCTTAACTCATCTAAAGCCCCTGAAAGTGTTGCTACCGGAGTAAACGTTGTTCCTCCTTGTGCTTGAGATGAAACTGCAACTCCAGACCCAATCAAAAATGGAGATACTGTAAAATCAATTGTCCCAAATGCCATTGAACCAGTGGTCTCATCTTTTAGAGATTCTCCCACATACAACTGCAATTTATTTACACTTGATTTTCTATTAAATGTTGCAACAACATGATTAAATTGACCTTTCGTAATAGATGCAGAAGTCTCCAATAATGTACTTCCAGAAGATACAGAAAATAACACCTTCCCTAAGGAAGTAGAAGTACTTCCTGTCAAAAGTAAACTAATGCCATTATTTGAACCAGAAACTTTTTGTAATATAACTGAATCGTGATTCGTTTCTGCCGGAACAAACAATTGCATTTCAAACGAAATTGAACCAAGTCCAGGATCAAGAATGCTTTCTCCTGTTATTTTTGAAGAGAAATTTGGAAATTCAGAACCGGCAAAATCTTTTACCTGAATAAATGTTCCCGAAATATCCGTAGGACTTGTAGTTGTTCCAGAAAAGAATAAATAACCTATATTTTTACTAAAATTATCATATATGTAGTTTTTTTCAAATCCAGTAAGGCTATCTAAAAATCTTTCAACCTCTTTTCTTGTTCCGTCAAATGGATATTCATTAATAATTCTATGAAATGCAATGTTTACATTAACTTCAGCCGATTGGAAAAAAGTATGATTTTCAAATTTGCTCCAATCCAAATTAATTTGTTGAGTTGATTTAAGTCCTGTTTCTGGAGGATCATACCGAAATGATGCTGTTGACTCAATGTTTCTTGTTGATAACTGTTCAAAGTTAAGTCTTTTAGACGGAGAATTCCCGTCTATCACACCCCGTACCACATTAGGGCGAAATAGTCTTGGCTTATTAAATCTAAGTGTGTTATCATTTGTCATTATTTAACTACTCTAAATCGTGCCCCAACTTTATTAGGTCCAAATTCTTGGGTAACTCCATTTTCGCTATATTGTATCTCAATTACATATACAGCCCCTATATCAAGACCACTCATTGGAACATCAAAATACATTCCTTTTGAATCTGTTGACATTAGTGTCGAATTATATGTAGTGTCAAAAGGAATTATGACCTCATCACTATTTTCATCCCTTATTTGATAATGCATATTAGTGAATATTAAACTTGTTGCTTCTCTTGGTAATTTTGTTTTTATAACATCATCTCTATTATCGCTTTGAGCAAAAACCCGAAATCTAACAGTTTCAGTAGCCGAATATTCTGGTCTCAAATTCGTAACAGACAATATTGTTTTAGTATTAACATTGGCAAAAGATGATCTTGATATACTTTTTATTACTAATGTTCCCGTGTGATAGCCCACGGTTCCGTCTAACGCCCCCCATATTACAGAGAACGTTCCAGAGCCTGCATTTAAAATCTCTGTCTTGAGCGAAGCAGTAGCCTCAGAAGATATTGCGAAACTTGAACTGTATACTCCACTAACAAAAGTAGCCCCAATAGAATGCTGTGAAGCTGTCATAATTTGTTGGAAATAAGTTCCTCTTGCCACAGAACCAGAAGTTATCGTTAATAACAATGAGTTGTTTCCGCTTATCTGGGTTAAATTTGAACCAGATAATATATTCGCAAGAACTCCTCTGTGGTTATTTCTTAAAAATAATGTTCCAGACAAATCAAAAAAGAAACTTTCGTGATGATCATGTAAAGAATCGTCATATTTTACTAATATTCTTGGAGTTATTCTTGGGTTTGTACTATGTCTTGATGCAAATCTCTTAACGAATCTAGTTCTAGTGTCCTGTTCTTGCGTACCAGAAAATGAAATCCTAAAACCAAAATCTGGAATTTGATTAGTCAAAACCCCTGAAACTACCTTCGTTATATCTACTTCTAAATCTTCTTCTCCACTTGAAAAGGTTTGTGTAACAAATAAATTTTCCACTCCACTACCAAGATTTCCTGAATCTATAATATCTAAATCTGTAGAATCTAAACTACCACTTTTATTAGCTCCTGCTTGACTCCACGTAACTGGTACTTGACCTGAAACCGATGCTGTTAGCCAATTTGCCGAATCTAAATCCCTAAACGAAGAAACATCTCTTCCGATTCCCTCATCAAAAGATTTAGACAATGGAAATACTGCTAAAGTAAAATTTGATGGAGTAGTTTGACCACCAAATACATCCGTTAGCTTTAAAAAAGCCTTAAATGAAGTACTTGTAATATCAATTGAACTACCTGTCAGAGCCCTTAAGGGATTAAGATTAAAATGAACCAAAGCCCTTGTAACTTCTCTTGGTTCAGATGTTCCTGAGATCTCTTTCTCATCAAATAAATGATAAATGTCGATAGTTCCCGCTCTTCCTACGTTAGCGTCTGTTCTACGCTTTCCGTCAAAAATAGAATCAGTAATATAGGTATCTTTATCAGACTTGAGAATTAAGAACATTAGACAGCACTCCCTATAATGTCAATATTGGGAAAACGAACTTCAAAAATTGATCCTGGAGGACCAACAATCATTCCTTTTTTCATATTAGCGTCAACGTTAAACGTTACATCACTGTAAGAATTTCCATTTATTTCACCAACCAAATTACGAAATTTAACATTCTCTACAGATAAAACCCCTGGATTATTGAAAATAATATTCCTTACATCATCAACATTTATTGGTTGATCAATTTGAAAATTAGTTATTTCAAAAAATTTCTTAAGTCTAGAAATTACATTACCAACGAGAACAGACTTATTTAGATTATGTTCAGAAACTATTCTAAATTCTACTTGAAGATTTATAATTCTAGCATCTAAAATATCATAAGCATCACCTTGAATTCTAAATTCATTTAAGTACTTAGAAAGATTTTTTTTCAAAGAGTCTGGAGAGACAATAAGCTTTCTATCTGAATCTCTGCTAATAACATATAATATTGTAGAAAGAGGGTTCGCCGGATTATCTCTAACACCAGCCCTAAATACTCTTCCAAAACTTGATGGCATAGTATAAACTCGAGCCAAAATATCTTCTCTAGTTACCATTCTTGATTGCGAATTTCTTGCTGAAGGTATTTGGGACTTTAATTCGTTTATTGTTGGTGCATTTTCTCCTCCGCGAGCATCGTCATTATTTTTTGTAGAAACACTGGCACGAACAGTTGAAGCAATACTTGACTCAACACCAGTTGGAAAGTCTATTAATAGTCTGGTTGGAGTAGTAATTGATGTTGCAGGAACGTTGTGAGATAATCCGCCACCATATCTATACTGAACAGTAATTGTTGTATTTTGAGGAGAAACCCCTAAAGTTCTTGATTCTAACAACTTATTAGGATCAATAGAAAATCTTGAAAAAGTTGTTTTCCCAAATAAAGGTAAGGCAAATTCGCTTGGGTCAGGAATAATATCATTATCTAAACTTGATGCTTTTCCACCGCCAAATGTTAGTGTGGTTAGTCTTGTGTCAATATCCATTTGAGACGTAAATCTATATGGCGCAGGCTTTATCTCAAGAGACGATGGAACCAATTCATTATCGTTGTTTACGTTTACTGTGGCTCTAAAAACGGTGTCCTGACTAAGCGAACCAACCCTATAATATTCATTATTGTCACTGTCTCTTACACTTATTATTTGAGTTATATCTTCTTCTCCAAGAGTAATTCTTCTAAATGAAACAAATGTATTCGGAATAACAAAAGATTCGGTTTTTGTAAAACCAGAAACCATCTGTCCTTTTTTGGACATTATAAGTGTTCCAGGAGTTCCGTCTGTATTTACGTCACCAAGAGCCAAATCAGCCTTAAAACTACCGTCATCATTCTTATCGGAAAAGTCTAAATCTTCAACCAACTCAAACCTTGTACCATTATTGGCTTGTGCAATAGATCCTTGTTTTATTTTTGGAATAGCTGATTGTGTTGGTTGATAGGTTGTTCCAACCTTAGTTGCAGGAATTTCAACAAACCAAAGAACATCAACAACCGCTGGTGAATTTCCTGTTATTTCTACCCCTGCATCTCTTAGTTGAACTTCAATATTTTGTTTTTCTGTTGCTGTTTCCGGATATATCTCTCCTAGATTATGATCTGAATAGAATGAAAAAACATCACCAACATGAGCAGCGAAATCAAGAAAAAGACCCCCAACTGAAACCTCAGAGAAATCTTTTATTCTGTCTCCATAGAAAGTCTTTGCATAATTTAACAGATCTTTACGAAGAGCTTCTTGATCTTTATTGAGATATCTTCTCTGTCTAACTTGAATAGTTTCTTGTTTAGTATTTAGTCCCATTTAATTTTATCCAGAAACGAAAAGGTTAGTTCTAACTGCTTGGTTTTTTAATGCTGCCTGGGGAACATCATAAAGTATATTTAACGTTACTATTGCAACATTCCCTACGTCATCTTCAGATATTTTTCTTTCCATTGATTTTAAAGTAATATATGGCATCCACTTAGAAACAGCATCTTTGATTCTAAAAGAAACTTCAGAATCAAATTCGTCCCTACTAAATTCAAATAATAATGGTCTAAGATTAGCCCCAAAATTATATCTCCCCAATCTTTCTCCCCAATTTGTAGCTAATAGATCCTTTAAATTTTGATTAATTTCACTTGATAAGGTGTGATTCATCTCCCAAATTTCATTATTCCCCAATCTCATTGGAGTTTTAACTCCGATTGGAACACGATTTAAAATTTCATCAGCTGTTTTTTTGGGTGCTGGTCGACTCCCAACGCTTTTAAAGTCTATTGTTGTAACTAGTTCAGCCATTGTTGTTATTAATTAGTATCTATACAAGATTTAGAGCGTCTGCCACACCCTTCGCCAATAACCCATCTCCCAAAAGCATACCCACCAAATCAACAGCCAACATAGCAACAACATTTTTAATATAAACCAAAAAAGCAGCAACAAAACTTAAAGCATTTTCTAAAGCAAACCCAACATCTGTCAAACAAGATAATAACAAGGAAACAACTACTCCAAAAATAAATGTGAATAATCCAAATGGTCCATTTTCAACTAAGTTTTGCACTAAGTCTGTTCCGCTAGCTATCAAAGTTGGAATGGCAACTAAAATTACTTTTGTAAAAAAACACTTGACAATATCAAATATATTGTAAACCCTTAAATCAGGCAAGTGTAAAGGAGGAGAAAGCCCAATTAGGTCAAATGGAAGTTCAGGAACCCGAATATTCGCTACAGGAACTCCAGAAATTGCAATATCTTCTAAAGTTATAGCAATATCGGGAGGAACTGGAAGATCCGGTATTTTTGGAAAAGAAACTGGAGAAACTAAATCTGGTAATTTTATTGCCAATTCTGCCAACAAATCAATGTCCGTAATATCTAAATCAAATAATGTAAAAATACCTGGCGGAGGTAATGGAAGAAGAATTTTGGGCAAAATATCACCAAATCCAATATCAGGTTTCAGATTTATACCTAAATCCAAAGCTATAGAGCTTGGGTCCATTATCGGAGCTAGAGGACGAGATCCTTCTACGTCTAAAGCTTGAGCTGTTTTTTCAAATAATGTATCAATAAAAATTTTATGCCAAACCGTAAACGTCTCTCGGTGTTGTTCTATTGGTTGAATGTTGAATGGTGTAGAAAGTTGAGGGGATCCTTCAAATACCAAAATAGACGGAACGGGAAAATTAAGAGCACCAGAACCATTTAATAAAAGTAGATTAGTATCATTAACAAATCTTTCTCTAGCAGTTTGCGTTATTTTATTATTTTTTAAAACTCCAACTGAAGTCAAAATACCCATTATTAATATATATAATACTATATTTTTTTAAAAATTAAAATTAAGTCTACCAACCAAAACTAATAAAAGAAATACAAACTTATTCAATTAATACTTTTTTAGAAAATGTACCAGTACTTCCTCCAATTCCAACCTGTCCGCCCATTGTACTCAATATACCTTGACCTAAAACTGTTCCACCTTGAGCTAAGGCAATATTTTGTACTAAAATAGCCTTATCAGCATTTTTGCCAAGCTTAATAATTCCATTATCTCCAGGAACAAAAATAATGTTTCCATCTGCCTTAATAATAACAGAAGCTCCATTTTCTTCTCCAACCCTTATTTTTAAATCTTCTCTACACTCTATTCTAGCTTGATTAGTTTTTAATACAATACACGGAGATTCTCCCGAAGTTCTATCTACTGTCGGAATATCAATTTCAAAATCATCATCAGCATTTCCATTCATTGACAAATAAATTCTACTTTTATCATTCTGAAAATTAGGATCCCCCTCTAATGGGTTGTCTTTGAAACCTCTCTTTTGAGGCACTTTTTCTGTTTCTAATAGTCCTCTCGTATTTTTTACAACTCTCGGTGAATTTTCTTTTGGTGTTTCCCTATCTTTCGGAACGGAACCAACACCAACCACTAAATCTATAGCTCCACTAAATGCCTTAGGTGCGGTCGTAGCAGGACCATTTCTATCAGTACCTAAAACTATTCTTGAATTATTTGATCCTTGTATAATTCTATCTCCTGGTCGTGGAGTATACCGTGGAACCGGTTCATTTACATGATATTGTGAAGCTTTAGCTTTTTTTACAATATTTTCAAAATCTTTTTCTCCCCCCAAAGTTCTAGAGTCATCATTCTCTCCGTCACCATTGGGGAACCCAGGTTTTTCTGTTAAATTCTGACCATCAAACCGTTCTGATGTTGGTCTTTTTATATTATCATCATATCTCCTGTCTCCGTGAGTATAATTCAAATCGTCAACATCATTCGGTTCTGCCAATCTACACATCCAAAACCCTATTCTATTAGAGCGATATGGATCTGTATAAAACACTACTGCTTGTTCTCCTGGTTTAATTGGTTGAAGATCATATTGATTAAAAGGCATAAAAACACTAGATTTATTGCTAGATCTTCCTGCTTCTCTCGTAACAATACGGGCAATAATGCTTTTTCTTGGCATTCTATCAACCATTTCTGGATTATCTACAGAATTTCTAATTTCAGTTTTTTCTTCTTCAGACAAAAAGGCTGGATTCAATATTACGTCTTCAACAACAGCTATTGGAAATTGAGGAAGTGGAGTATTAGACCTAACTTCATTAATCTCTTCACCGATATCTTGTTGAACAACAAATGCTTGACGCATAGCTGGATATCCAGCATCATTTATACCGCCAACCATTTTTTATCCAGATCCCCTCTGAATCTCTTCAAAAATTTCGTCTTCATTTACAGTTTCTGACTTTTCTTTCGCCCTCTCTACTAAATCAGCTAATTTTATTAATTGATCGTTAGCTTTGGACATTCTTTCAATATATTTAGACAGCCTATCACCATGAATAGCATGGTCACTTGGGGTTTCTTTTACAATATTCCACAAATTATTAAAAACCTCTAAAGCTAATCCTCTGTCTTGAAAAGCGTTTTGATAGATATCGGTCCACAGAATCTTTGTTTTGTCATCCAATTCACTAATTGAATCTAAAAGATCCTTGAATTGTTTTAATTTTCCACTCAATTCCTCTGACCAAAAATATTCACCTACATTAGAAGATCCCAAATTCATCACTCCCTTTTAACTCTCTATATCTTTTTTTTATTATTGACATAGCAGTGGTTAATTGTTTAGGGTTGACACCTGTCATTTCCCTAATATAAGTAAGTACTGCTCTCTTATTAAGCATTGGCAATTGGTGGGCTCGACCAAATAGGTCTTGTATACTATTCATACACTTAATTTCTAAGTCATTATTCAAATTTTTTCTTATTTCAGAAAGTAAAATTTTAATTGAGTCTATATTTTCTCTTTCAATTGCCTGATCGTCTGGGCTTGGCAATTTACAATGATCATCTAACAATTGCTTATCAGATTGTGTCATTAGATCTTTATTATCCAAACTAACATTTCTAATCATGCTAGTTCCTCGTTTTTTTGATTGAATAATCAGAAAATTCTTTGCTACAATATTATAATAAGAAAAGGCTAACGATCCTTTAGAGGCATCAAAATTTGGCAATTTTTCATATAAAGCTGAAACACAGTCCGCTTTTAGCTCTTCATAAGATTCGTGGGTACTTTTAAAGTTGTGAATAAAAATAAGATTTTCCACTAATTTATCAAAAGCTGGTTGAATTCTTCCAGTATATACTTCCCAAGCATTTTCCCTATTGACCAAAATTAGTTCTTTGCATTTTTTTTTGGACATTTTTTTATAATTTGATGGCAAATACATTTTTTTAAAAGTTCTAATGTCTAACCTCATATTATTTATTTCTTCGTCACTTTTTCTTGCACCATCTTTATCCGCAGTTTTTTTGGCTTTTTTTCTTTCTTTCTTTTTAATTTGTTCTAATGTTATTTTTTTAGATGAATATAAAAATTCGTCAAAATCTTTACTTTCTATTGCCAATAAAAGATTTGTACATTTATTAACAATATCCATAAAGCCTTGATACTCAACGATTGCGTCTTGTGTATCAGCAGTAAAATACATTTTTGGAGTTGTCCAAGGTTTTCTCCTTATTCTTTTTTTTCCTTTAGGTCTTGGCATTATTCGTCTTCTTCTTCGTTGTCTTCTTCTTCGTTGTCTTTATTTTTTTCTAGCTCCCTCTTTTTTTCCTCCTTTTCCATCATTCTTATAACTTCTTTTATATCATCAGAGGGGTTTTTCAAAACATTAGTTGAAAAAATAATAGCATTCATACTTGATTTGATAAGATCAACAAATTTTTGTGCAATTGGATCATTTGTAACCAAATATGTTTCTTTCATCATTTTTTCTAATGTTTCATAAGTACTTTCAATATAATCAATTGATTTTTGACAATTGTCTTCAATCTGAAACAATATCTTCGTAAGCCGATATAAACCATATCCAGCTCCTAATAATAGTAAAAATTCTATTATGCTTATTATTGATAATACTAACATCATAATCTATAACAACTCAGATAATACAAGATCATATTTTTTATTTATCTCTTCTTGAGAATATTCTTTTAAGATTGTTTCCTGTAAATCCTTTGCCCATTTACTTGGAATATCGTTTGATATTCTGAATTTCTTTAATATTTTCTTAAAATGTTTTTCTTTAACTTCGGCCCACCTTGATCCGGCCATCCAAATTTGGTTATCAATTCTTGATGGGGGAATAGTAATAAGATCATAATCTACTTTAATAAATTTTCCTTTATTTAAATAATCTAAATGACCAGACCAATCTGTTGCTATTACTGGAATTCCTGAAGCTACTGATTCTAACAACGGCAAGCAAAATCCCTCTCCTCTTGAAATCGCTACTGTTGCCTTAATTGATGGGTGACGATATAAAGAGGCAACCTCACTATCTTCCATGAATCCATGTAGCAAATAAACCCTTGGATTATTTCCATCTCTAACTGTCTTTAACGTATTCTGAACTTTCATGGTAGTGGCTTTTTTATCCATAGCCGTATATCTTCCACTATTTGTCTTTATAATAATTCCAACATCTTCATCATTTTTGAAGGTTTCACAAATCCATTTGAGAGCATTAAATGTATTTTTTCTATCATTCTCACTGGAATTTCCAGTAAATTGTCCATAAAGAAGAAAATTAAAGTCGGTAGGGAATTCTAAATTCAACCCCTCATCACCCTCTGCAATTTCTTCAAAATAGGCTTCTGGAACTACAACAATTCTTGTCGTTACCTCTCCCGAATTCATCAAAACATTACGTGCGTGTTCAGATGGGACTATAACCAAATCCATTTTATTTGTTGCTTCAACCCATACAGGATTACACTTGTCAGACTCAACCACCGCTGTAACCCCAACATTATATTTAGCTAACTTAGAATTCCATTCATTTGGAATCATAACCTGAATTGATACATCCACTTCATTGCCAGGATCAATAGCATGATCCAAAACGTCTTTAACAAGCCCATTAAATCCCTCTGCATCTATAGTCCAGGTTGTATTTCCCCACCTTAAACTATCTACAAATAATTCAACATCATTTTTATGTGTTAATAACCACCTAAAAATTTGTCGAGAATGAACACCATATCCCGAACAAGTCAAAACAGGAGCCTTAAATAAAACTCTTGTTTTTTTATTTTTTTTATTGTTTTTATTGTTTCTCAACGGTCCTTGAAAGTCTAATGTTTTTGGAGTATTAATTGATTCCATAAGGAATATTATATCAAGTTTTGATATTTTTTATAATACATTCATATTCCACTTTGGGGGACGTCTTTTTCTCCAATTTTCAATAGTGTCTTCTATTGTTCTGTCCCAAGTCCCAATAACTTTTTCTCCACTAAAGTGTTTTAATACATATTCTCTTCCTCTTTGTCCAATTTCTGACCTTTTTTCTGGGCCCATCTTATACATTTTCATAAATGCATCAGCAATTGACTCAACTGAAGCGTAATCCTCATAAATGTATGGAGTCATCTGGGACCCCACTAAAGTTCTAAAGTCTGGATCTAAAGCAATTCCATTGTGAACTTCTGGCTTATTTTCCAACAATTGTTTCGCTTGAACCGTTTGTCCACCAGTGCAAACAGAAACAATAGGAATTCCACACTGCAACGAAATTGTTGTACCAAGACCCCACCCTTCATTAAAAGAAATGTTCACATAAAAATCTGAAATGTTATGTAAAACGTTCATCTGAGCGAATTCAATCGCTGACGTAGAAAAACAAATATTATCTGCTATTCCCAACATATCAACTACTTCATATAAATTTGGACCTTCCATATCAAGAGGGTCGGTATGTAAAATAAGAATGGCTTTTCTATGCCCCTCTTCTTTTTCTAATTTATCAATAAATTTTTTCCATGACCACATTAAATCTGATGGTCTTTTTCTTTTTGCGTTTCTATTCGTCCACAGCCCAACAAACCAATCTTTTTTATCTTCTCCAATCATTTTTACTTTAGCTTCTTGCCTTGTTACATTGTCAAGTGGATAATACATATCTTGTGGGAAAAAATGAGGAGTAAAATTTACCTTATGTTTTTGATTCTCTGGCAAATTATCTTTTAGCATGTTATAGGTCAAATGCGAAATACAATTAAGCAAATCTACACTTTCATATATGGGCATATTGTACTTAGGAAATGGAAATTCGTCCCAAATTTTATTATAAAGAATTGGACATTGTTGATGTACCTCATCTTCCATTTCAAATAGGTACATAAAGAATCGTGGATCATTAAAAATCAATATGGCATCGGGTCTCTCTGTAAAAAGAAGATATCGTATTAACTCTGGATTACCAAAACCGTCAATTGGTTTGATAACAAAATCTTCATTTACCTTAATTGTTTCATAATTTTTATGACGCTTAGCACACCCTAAAGATCTAAAGGTGTACTTTCCAGTATTTATAAGTCCATTAACTAAAAATCTAGATTGACATCCAACTCCCGAGATACTTAACGGATGATCTGAAATCATTAAAATCTTCTTTTTTTTATTATTGTCCATATGTATTATACCTTGACTGTTTTTTGTTTTTCCTGTAATATAATAACATTATATCCCATAAAGGAAAACTTTTAAAGTCAACTACCCCCATGACAAGCATGGGGGCTTAAAAGGAGTACAAAAGCCAATTGGAAACAATTAAGACTAAACAGTTGACTAGACTACGGAATGTGTTTGTACAAGTCCAAACTGAATCAA